TTTGGATATTATCGTGCCGCTTTAGCTCAGCTGGTTAGAGCACCTCTTTTGTAAACTAAGACTATTTATTCATATACCGATGTGATTACCCACATCGGTTTTTTATTTGTACGAAAAAGTGAGGAGCAATCGATGTGGGCTCCTCACTTTTTCGTTTAACTGAGGTCGCCAATCAGTAAATTGTCGGTCTCCGAAAGCGAAAAAGCTATCGTTACGGAAAGTACGGCGCAAAGATACATGAGGGCGCGGCAGTAATCTACAGGGCGATCACCTTAACAATCAGAATTTATATATATCAGTCGTTGGTCGTGTTGGCGGATCTAGTGGGATTTTTGCGAGACAAGCTCAATCCGCCACCACGGCTAACGAAAAGTCGCAAAGGAGAATAACGTATGAAACTATTTAACAAAACATCTAAAACCAAAAAGGAGAAAACAATGAAAACAGTAACCATCAACAAGATTAAATACCAGGCGATGAAGATAACACTCATCATCGTATCAATCGTAACATTCGCTGCTGTCTGTACCGGCATTGGCTATCACTACGGCAAGCAGCATACTGTCCAGCGCAACGCTGAAGTAATAAGCCTCGCTAAGCAGTTGTCAAAATCAAACCAGTAGGTAAACCAGCCGTACCTGCTGGAAAGCCAAAGGCTGACCCACCACAGAAACCGCAAAATACGCCTCCCCCTGCCGCTTTAGCGACAAAGACGGTAACTACACCATCTGCGCCGCCAAAGCCAAGCTGTGAGGCATATCGCGGGCTAATAAATCAATATGATTGGGACGTGCGCATAGCAATGGCAGTCATGCGAGCCGAAAGCGGTTGTAACCCAAACAGACGCGGCATCAATACGAACGGCACAGACGACGTTGGACTGTTCCAAATCAACTCTGTCCACGTACCGAAGCGTATCACCAACTATGGTCGTTACGACCCGGCGGAAAACATTAAAGTAGCCTATCAGATATACCGGTCCAGCGGATGGAAAGCCTGGGTAGCGTATAAAACAGGTAAGCACATTAAGTATCTACAGCAGTAGCGTAATAGCCAAAAGGAGGGTATGGAAATGTTACGGCAGCTTGCACGAAAACTCAGTAACCGCGATATGAACAATGGAACACGGTGGATAGTCGAAGTCGAACACAACATAGACCTCACCCTAACGTTCTATAAACGTAAAGATGCTGAAGTCTATAGGAAAGCACTAAGATTGTCTACCGCCAACCTAAAAAGCACGGTCCGGAAGATTGTGCTGGATGAGGGGTATATAAGAACATGACACGATTAACGCAGCTCAATCCAACAGAAGATCAAGAGGCTGAAGCGTTAGCACAGTGGCTGAGACTGAAGAAGCTGCCGTTCACCCATATCGCTAACGAATCAGGCAGGGGACGGACAGCAATGCTTAGAACCGCCAAACTCAAGCGCATGGGGCAGTCTAAGGGCTTTCCAGATTACCTAATAGCTATACCATCTCATATACCTTATTTGGAAGTGATAAAGGACGGCGAGAACTGCATCGAGCGAAGAGTGGACAAGAGGCTTATCGCCATTGAACTCAAACGCCAAAAAGGCGGCCACGTCTCACCCTCTCAGAGGGAGTGGCTCAAGATACTAAACAGCGCCGGTATCGAAGCAGTTGTCTGCCATGGATTTGAAGAAGCTAAGAAATTTATAGAGGAGCGATTAAAATGACAATACCAACTAAAGACCGCACAAAAATTGAGGTATTTCTAGCCGGTGCCGGCATCGTCGGAATTATCTGGATTATCTGGGCGATACCCGTAGCGGCACAAGTAATAGTAACATTCGCACTTGTATTCATATTGATTGCGCTAATTATGGATACGATGAATTATTGGGAGGATGAGTAGAGATGCCAGGTACAACTCAAGGCGGTTTAGCCGCCGCAAAAACGCTCAAGCAGAAATATGGCGATACATTCTATGCTGAAATCGGCAGAAAGGGCGGTAGCGTGATTGGTACGCAAGGCGGTTTCGCTCACTCGAAAGCCTGGTGCAACTGCGATTTAATACCAGGCGAACATAAACGTGCCAGGTGCGCCGGTACTAGGGGCGGATTGAAATCACGCCGGACAGGTATCGCGAATGGAGAGGGGAAGTCTCATTGCTCAAAAATGTAATGGAAAACCCGATAATTTTAACAGCTGGTGAAATCTTTGAATGTACTTCGGCGTCAGGGAGGACGACTGATGGGTGTTGATTCAGAGAGAGGTGTTCACAAATTAATTAAAAAGTTAGGAGAGGTTTAATGTCAGCAAATAAATTCAAAATCGGTGATAAGGTCAAAGTCCGCGAGGGACTTGTCGCAGATGAACATTATGGTGGTGTGTGTTGTGATAGTTCCATGGTTGAAATGGGCGGAGAAGTGCTCACAATTGATTATGTAGAAAGAGACTATTACTACAGAGTTAAGGAGCGTGCTTTTTACTGGACAGACGAAATGCTAGAGTTTGTCCAGAAAACCTTAGATAATCTTTGTGCTGGAGATTTTGTTGTATCTGGTAATCGTGTAAGTAAAATTTTAGCGGCAGTTGATGGCTGTTATTTATTGAGCGATGCTAAATTGCATATCTATACGAATGGTTGGTATACAGTTGACGAGCTTAAAGAGGGTGGTTATAGCTTTATTGGATTAAATAGAACGTGTTTTTTAGATAAAACGTTCTACGAGTAAAGATAGCACCACTAAAAGTGGTTTCAGATTGAAAGACGGCAAAAAGATTATCCTGAGGGGTAGTTAAGATAATGTCAACTAAATCACTAATTTTGTAGACATAGAGAAAGGAGATGTCAATGAGACGTAACAAAAATTCAAGAGTACCAAAAGAAGTGCCTAAGCTAGCATTCCCGTGGTCAACTGAAGAGGGCTATTTTAACGGTGATATGTTTGAAGACTGGCTCAATTCAAAGCTTGACCCTGACGATCCATACCTTAAGCTGCAGCAAACGATTAAAGCCAGAGAGACAGTCCTTTATAAACAGTCCGTAGATGAAGTCACCAAGAGATTAAAAAAATTAGTGTTGGATAGAGGGAGGATCTAATGATTTACGAAGTCAAAGTTCGAGTAGTGCAGGAGGGCACTGTCTTTGTTGAAGCTGAAACTCAAGATGAAGCTAAAAAGACTGCCACAAGCGATAGCGTTATATCGAAAACAGATTTTGCAGACACCATAGAGTACTACGCTGATGAGATTTATAACGCTGATTCTACTGTTGGCGACCAAGAAGTGATTAAAGCCAAGGATGTGTTATGAAATATACAACTCGTACCGAATGCCGCCTTGTGCGGATTAAGAATCCGGAGGAAAATAATGCGTGAAATAAAGTTTAGAGCCTGGGATATTGATAATAAAACCTGGACATTTGTTACTCTCGGCGACCTGGTCTGTGGAGCATGCACAATTGGTGGAGATAAACCACTAAGCGGAAGTAGCCAAACCTGGGAGCAATATACAGGACTAAAAGACAAAAACGGTACAGAGATTTACGCGGGTGACATCTGCTCTTTCTTTACCAAAAATGGCAAATATGTGGGTGTAGTAGAGCGGTCAGATGATTTAGCTAGTTTCGGATTACGAATGGTCAAAAACAACTTCTCATACACTTTTTCCGAACTTAATACCATGATGGTCGATCTTGATACTCTGGAAGTTGCCGGCAATATCCACGAACAGCCTGAGCTATTAAAAGAAAGGAGTACCGAATGAAAGGCAAGAAACAACGTAAGACAGAGTTCGCGCCGGTAGACGAACTGCTCTGCACTATCTCGCAGGAGGCGCAACGAGTTTTTAAGAAGCAGCAAGTTCAGAACCTGGCGCAGAAAATACCTCGTCGACTATATCCTCGTTGACCTGAGCGACAATGTGAGCGGCGATAGTATAATGCTCGCCAAAATGTTCGTACGCCACCATATCGACATGGATGACCCTATACTTATCGACCACATAGCGCATGTGCTTATCCACATCGCTATGACTAAGACCGCAGCCGAAGCTATCGACAACCACCGGCGCGAGCTTAACGAACAAGCTGAAAAGGAAGACAGATAATGGACACGAGAACTAGAGAAGCGTTAGAGATGCTTGATACGACCGCCCGCCAAATAGCTGAGCTATTCGCTAAGAAGTATTACCAATGTGGGCTAGACTCTGAGGACATTTACAACGTCGGAGACGATTCAATCGGAGTTTGGAATATGGGAGACGAGTTCTGGGGCTTTGACGACATGGTTACTGCTCTACAGTACAACGCCGATAGGGAAACGTTAATAGACTGGTATTACAAAATGTATGCAGATGACAACGATGACCATACTCCGTACATCAACCTTAAAACGTGGCTTAAGGGTATACACACGAAAAACCTCGAACAAGGAGACGACAATGACAACTAATGAATTTATTAAAAAGGCTAGAGCACTAGATTTTGTTAAAACCGTAGAGAACGTCGGCGACGATATCGGACTATATGATAGTAATGGTGCACCATTAGCATTAGTAGGCATTAACGAAAGATATATTGTAAACGTCAGTTCAAACATTTTTGAAGCGCTACCAGAGAAATACCGGCGCCGGTTATTTAACCTCTGTGCCGAATATGCTTGCACGCCTATTGAAGCGCGTAGAAAAGTAAGACGGTACAAGCTGAAATTAAAGCTCCCCATTCCGCAAGATTCGCTTAACGAATACCTGAATTGTCACAGAGCGACTGGTAGGTACATTACTAGTAACGCAGTCGACGACGAGTCCTACCAAACACTGTTCACCCAATCCGAAATCAATAAGATTAAAGCTAAATACGGTGATACATGCTTAGACAGTTTCGAACAAATAGAGGTAGTGGATGAATAAGTCAGACAAAACCGTTTTAGACCCATGTTGTGGCGGTAGAATGTTCTACTTCAATAAGAGCCATCCAAACATTCTGTATTGCGACAAGCGTTATACGGTGGTCCAAATGAAAGATCGAGGGAAAACTAGGACACTGGACATTAAACCAGACTACCTAATTGATTTCACTAATATACCGTTTAGAGACAACACATTCTCTTTTGTCGTATTCGACCCGCCGCATTATATAAATGTTGGTGCGAATAGTTGGCTTGCAAAGAAATATGGCCGGCTTAGTAAGGATACGTGGCAGGAAACATTGAGTAAGGGCTTAAGCGAATGTTTGCGAGTAACAAAACCAGGTTGTGTTGTGGCTATGAAATGGAGTGAGGGCGATATTAAGACTATTGACCTTTTGAAAGTTCTACCACAAAAACCAGCGTTTGGTGATCAGGGCGGTAAGACAAGATGGTTGTTTTTTATAAAGGAGAGAAATAATGCCTAATGTGCCTAAAATCTATAAAGGTAATGTTGAAGAGTTCGAAAGAGAACTCGACAATCAAGATAACATAACAAAGCTTGCTACTGAACTTGACAACGAAATAATCGATAAAATTATATCCTCACGCACTAGTGCGAGTGGCGACACTATCGCCATTCCACGCGGCATGATTGAAGAGTTAGTAAAGCTAGCAGAATCCGCACATCACGACAATATAGATGTATATAAGAATATGGTTGTTGGTGCAGTTATACTATTACGAGCTTATTTGTCGGAAAATAATAAGGACGGTCATGACTAACCTCACTGTCCTAAAAAAGCAAGTCAAACAAAAGCTCAAACAAGCTAGATTGCGTAAACAACAGAGTAAGCGTAAGGACAACGATACCTGTAATCACACCTGGCAACGGTTTAAGCAGACGGTCCAACCAGAAGAACGAACGCACGACCAAATTAAGCTTGGTATGGAATATAAAGGTCAACGAGCATATTTCATTGTAATGGCCTGTCCAGCGTGCCATGCAAAGCGGTTTGTTGGGTATAGAGTGGAGAGATAGAGATGAAATGTCCCGTAGAACGTGTTTGTGTTAAATATACGCTCTACAGGACGAAATAAACCCGCCCCCATCGCTGGAGGCGGAGAAAGAACACGTGGATGACAATACCACGTAGCTACACGTTATCATTATTCGTCATTCTTATCAACTGCTTTGCGCAATATATTATTTATGAGCCAAGTTACTGAAACACGCATGTCTTTTGCAGCCTTCACCAATTCATCATACGTGTCTTGGTCAATCCTGACGGATTTGTGTGGTGTCATTTTAGCCATATTACAAAACCTTGTCCTGTTCTTCTAATACTTCGTTTAGCTCGCTAAGTGTAATGATGTAAATATCATCTGGATTTTTGTCCTTAACAAACTCCGCCTTGTCCTTATTAGCAGCCTCACGCTCTTCGTCGTCTTCTAGCTCTAAATCAATGACGTAATAGTCTTTCACAAAATTGTCCTTCGGATCACACCAAACAGCAGTACTTGTGTTCGGCGCATATGATTCCAGATCCTCCTCCACTTCTGCTAGCAGTTTATCGCTAGCAAACGATATATTATGCTCGCGATTGAACTTCATGCGCTCTGTGAGTTGCTCTAATCCGTGCTTCATGTTTTATCCTTTCTGCCGGCTACAATGCCGCCGGCGAGGCAATTTAGTTTAGTAAATAGCTTCAACTGTAAAGAATTTCAACCCGTCGTAGCGAATTTCGGACTCTTCAGTACAATTTTGTTCCATTTTATCGATAGCCTCTTCAGTAGCGACGTTAGCGTCGAACCATTCGATAGCTTCGTCTCCGTCTTTGTAAGCTTGCTCGCTTTCGTAAAATGCGATATCGCCGTCAATGTCGACCGCAAAGTAATCTTCGTACCTGTCTAATTTTTTAACAGTTTCGATAATCTGATTAAGTATCGCGTCGCGGTTTAGTTCTAGGAAGAAATCCGTGAACTCTGCCGCATTTGCCGAGCGATAGCCGTATCTTTTAGTCATTTCTCGGCGAGCAATCTCTTCAAGAGCTTCGTCGTCGTCTCGCAGGTTTTTGTCTGCCTCAAACTCTAGTGTTTGAGTTGTATCGTCTTCTGCCCAATATTGTGCTGTAAATGTTGCCATTTTCTTGTCCTTTCTTGGCGGCGATAGTGATGAGGAACTATGTGTTAGATGTTAATGTTTAATCGACCGATTTATTCGTCTTCCTCCGCTTGACGATTTCAAGTTTAATTGTAAGCTTAAAGATTAATATATTAATTGTTATTGTCATTGTAACGTTCTTTCTGCCGCCAAATTGTTTAGTTGCTAGTGATTACTTCCTCATCACTGTCTTTATTATAGCAAAGTGACTTCACAGTGTCAACACTTTTGATAAGAATCTTTAATAATTTTTTGTTCTGGTTGTGGAAAACTCAAGTTGACAAATTATAAATTTTATAGGGGGGTATGGGTATACCCCTTGCTAGCCCGTGGCAGAGCGCGGTGAGTGGGGCTATTTACACGCATCGAAAAAAATGGTTTTTGGGGTTTGCGCGTTATGAAAAATATGGTACAATGAAAGTACGCAAAAATTATTCTTCACGATAGAGCTTATCGTTTACAATTCACACCACCGCGAGGTGAGTCGTCCATCACTCGCCTCATTACTTCATACGAGAGGTGCATCATCTCCTTTACGATTAGTTCAATTCTCATACGGTTCATAAATCAAAATCTTTATTGGTGCGCCTCGCGGTGGTGTGAAGCCATAAAAATTATGACTAAAAGAGGGGTGTGCGTATGGCGATAACGGCTGATTTAGAGAATGATATACGAAATGAGCTAGTTCAACGCGCAACAGTTGTCTGTTTTGCCGGCGAACTATCCACAAAAATAGTCTACGTGCAGTACAACAGCGTGCGCCTGACGATCGGCGTAGGCGACGATTGGATGACAGTCTACGGTACTGAACTGCTTGAGCCAACTAACGACATGGCAGATTTACGCGCAGTGATAACGACGCTGAAGCAGATATGTAAACAGCGTGATTATGACTTCGGGTATTCATGTGCCGAGACAAGCCTCATTAAGAACGTGCTATACAAGCTGCGCGTACCTGAGCGCGAGCCGTATGCCGCCATCGTGAGGGCTTAATGGATATCGATTTAACTGGCACTGAGGACTATAACTACGACGAATGGCTGGAATTTTTTAAGAAAATTCCAGCTTCTAAGCTTATTGAGAGTAAGGATTACCTGGAGCAGACGATATCAGTGGAGGGCTATGCCGCACTGATGCGCTGGCTTGAAATAATTGAAGACCCGACAAAGATGGATAAGCTATATAAGGGTCGCCTAGACAAGCAGGAGGAGGTGAATGTGCTTGATCTGGCTGTCGGTGACGATGATGAGAAGTTCTACGAAGCATTGATACGTCAAAACACTGAGCAGCTGAGCTCGTCTGGCGTGTCGCCGCAGGAAGTGGCGCGTCTTAGCCAGAATATCAACATATTTCGCAAAGAACTTCGTGAAATCCGGTCGCGCCGCCCGAAATCCGGCTCGACGCTGGAAAAGGTGCTAGAAGCCGCTATGAAGCCGAAAAAAGCGACCTCTGTAAAGCCCGTTAAACCCGCCCAGAAACGCGCCAGAGCGACGAAAAGTAAAAAGACGACTAGTAGGTCGTCTACAACGAAAAAATGACAAGAAAAATAAGCAAAAAAACACAGCTTGGCAGCCAGACGCCGCGAATTGACATATATATGCCAGGCGACACAACCAAAGCAGAACTTTTATTTGAATTATTAGACGAATATGGCACAACGTTGTTGGAATGGCAACGGCTGGTATTGTTGCGCTGGTTGGCTGAGGACGATGATGGCAATTTCGTGAATCTGGAATGCGGATTGTCGGTGCCGCGCCAAAACGGCAAGACAGAAATATTGTCGGCGCGCGTAATTTATGGTGTGATATTTCGTAAAGCAATCGGTTTGTTTACGGCGCAGCAAGAAGATACAGCCGATGAGGTGAAACGTCGCGTACAAGACTTCTTTTACGAGAACGAGCATGAGGAGATATTCAACCTGCTGACGCCGCGTTTTCGCAAGAAGCCAAAAAACTACGACTATATCGAATTTGAGAATGGTGCGCGCTATCAATTTAAGACGCGTACGCGCCTAGGTGGGCTCGGGAAGACAAACGACGAACTGATACTGGACGAAGCGGCCGACGTGATTGACTCGCACCAGTCGACGCTTATGCCGACCGTGTCGGCGGCACATACCGGTAATCCTCAGGTGATTTATGCTGGAACGCCGCCTATGGCTGAATCGGTCGGCGAGGTATTTGCGCGCGTGCGTGCTAAGAAGCTGTCCGGCGCGCCTGGAGCGTGGACGGAATGGGGCGTAGAAAAGCTTACTGATAAATCTGATCGCGATAAATGGTTTGAGGCTAATCCGTCGCTCGGATACTTCCTGCTGCCGTCTGCTGTGGAGGTGGAAGCGGCTAGCATGCCAACTGACGACTTCAATCGTATGCGCCTCGGCTGGTGGTCTGGTGTGGAGGATAAGCGTGCGATAGCGCAGAGTGTATGGGATGCATTATCTGTGGAAAACCCAGAGTTTGATGATGCATTTAAGCCGATATATGCAGTTAAATTTGCACCAGACCGCAGTGCGTTCACGCTTGTAGTAGCACAGCCGCTTAAAGACGGACGCATACATATAGAGGTGATCATGAACCGACCAATGAATGAGGGTTTCCACAGGCTATCAACCTGGCTTATTGAGCGGTGGCGTAAGAGTGCTAAAATCATCATCGATGGCGCGACCGGCGCGCCGATATTATACGAGGAGCTTACTAGGAGCGGTATACCGCCCAAGAAAATCGTGCAGCCGACAATGAAAGAGGTGGTAGCAGCGCATCAATTCATGCGCGACGCTATAGAACAGGAGGAGCTAAGCCACTACAACCAGCCGCTCCTGAATCAGACTGTACGCGTCACGAAAGAGCGTGCGTTCGGGCGATATGGCGGTTTCGGTTGGGAAAGCATGAGCAAGAACCTATCAACATCGGCGCTTGACGCAGCTACGTTTGCACTGTGGGGTCAGCGAGTGTTTAAGAAACGCCGGCAGTCTAACGAAGATAAGAAGATGAATAAAGAGCGCTGGCAACAAATCGTGTCGCAGTTGTAGTGCTACCATTCGCGTGAGTTCGGTATCGGATTGACGTTTTCAGGCAGGTCATCGCCTGGCATTTTCGCACCCTTGCGCCGGTTGCAAATACGGTGCGTGAGCTGAAGGTTCTCAAAATCATACGGCGAGCCTCCGCGTGATACGGGGACGATCTCGTCGAGCTCCGGCGACATAGGGCTACCTGCTGGCAGCGTTGTGTCTACCGGTCGTCCGCAAATACCGCATGTGTCCTGCGTCGCGTAGACGCGCTTGCGCAAGTCCTCGCGCAGCTTGGGAAACTGCCGGCGAGGGTCGCGCGCTTGCTTGTATTTACGCTTTTGAGCCATAATTATATTATACAGTAAAGTTGATAATACGTAACGCCGGTGTCATAATATAAGCATGACGGAGGGGCAGCGTGATTACCTGGCGGACTTAGCACTTCAAAAAGGGGTGGTATTAGACGACACAGAAGACAAATCAGTAGCGTGGGCAAGCGCCAAGATAGAGGAGCTAAAAGCCATGCCGGACGCGACGTTCCCAGAGCCGAGCGCAGCCGCTACGGCACGCCTGGATAAAAAGATAGACGAGATATTAGCAGAGCTTGCGAAATGGGGATTTGAATAATGGGGGTAGATTTTTCTGGTATAAGCGGCGACATGGAAGAACGTGCGGCAGCGGCAGTACGCCAAATATTAGCGATGGACGCGTCGCCTGAATACAAGAAGAAGCGCCTGCTAGAGCTACTGAGGCGTACCGGCAATGCATATCACGACCAGCTATTTGAAGCGAGCTCCGAGGTGTTTGACTCTACTGCTATACAAGCAGCGCGCCATGACGTCAAGGAACAGGCGGAGCGCCTGGCAACAAAACTTCTGCGTAACAACGCGCTTAACCGCGAGACGATAGACCGGCTCATGGGAAGCTACTATAACTCTCTTCAGGGTAGCGCACAGGAGGAAGCCTTCCGTAATGCACAGAGCATGCAGAAGCACCCAACACTGACGCGTAGCGTGAATGGAGTGGGAGACTGTAAATGGTGCGTATCTAAATCGGGTACGTACACTAATCCGAAAGGCGACGACTTCCGGCGTCACGCTAAGTGTGATTGCAAATTTGAAGTGAGCGGATACCGGTCGCGGAACGGGGAGCTGAGGAACTATAGCAAGAAAGGTGGTAAGAGTAAAAACGAAAAGGCTAAGGCTAGCACTCCTGTAGATTATTCCAAGCTACCCAAGGCGCACCCCGACCACCTTGAACCGCATGAACAAGCATTTTATAACCGCTGGAAAGACAAGCTGGGCTTAGAGAGAATCCCCAACACAAAAGACGGAAAAGTAAAAAATGATTTCGTTGACAAGAATGGCGTAGAATGGGAGCTCAAGAGCGTCTTAAAAGCTCCGAATAAATTCACGGTTCGTAATGAATTCTTTAGAGCTACCGACAAAGGGAAACGCAACATACTACTTGACGTTGTTGATGACAGTACTCCTGTTGATAGAATCATCAGCGACACAAAGAAACATCTAGGAACAGTTCGAAAATCTGGCGGCGTGAATGGCGATCTAGTCGATAGGGTCATAATATTCAAGAAAGATGACAAACATGTTATCAAATAAAAGGAACTCTCAATCGCTAATTCCTCTAACATAAGAGGGGCTACATTGAGAGTTCCGCCTTCAATGTAGCAAATAACCATAAATAAGTCAAGGAGGCAACCACCATGAAAGGTATAGAAATCAACTTCAGAAACCGCCCAAACAGCGATGGTACAATCACCAAAAGCATTATAATACCAGACTGCCTAGTAGCGCAGAGCGGCTCGCCAACAATACGGAAGCCGCAAGTAACGGTGCACTTGCCGAAAGCTAGTCAGGAACGTGTAGATGGCGCGTGGTTCTCGTACGATGGGAATATGTACCATATTATCGGTACAACGGCAAAGAGCATGGACGATAACACGCCAACACGTTGGAATCGCTATGCTATAGCAGAGCGTGTATATTAGGACGATTAGTTTGCGCATATGCAAAATGGTGATATAGTGTAGTTATAACAACATATGGAGGGTATTATGCAAATTAGGCACAAAGAGACCGGTGAGATCATAGAAGTCATGGAAGGGACACTTTTCGCTGCAACAGCGTGGGAACTCGTAGAAACCGACGAAAAAGACGAAACGCCGGAAAATCCTGAAAAAGACGAAGAAATCGATGAAGTTTCGGAAACCGACGAAAAAGCCGACAAAAAAGCGCAAAATCCAAAAAATGGCGTAGAAACCGACGAAAAAGACGAAACGCCGGAAAATCCTGAAAAAGACGAAGAAATCGATGAAGTTTCGGAAACCGACGAAAAAGCCGACAAAAAAGCGCAAAATCCAAAAAATGGCGTAGAAACCGACGAAAAAGACGAAACGCCGGAAAAATAGCAAAATATGTTATAATATAGGTAAACGCCACTCTTGCGGTTTAGAAATGAGGTTTTGACACTAAATTTTCTAAACCGCTTTTTATTTAAAATAATATGAAAACATTCGCTACCGTACAAGATTTAACGACATTCTGGCATGCGCCAGATGACACGGCGCGCGCTGAAGCGCTGATAGAGTATGCGAGCAGTTACCTGCGCCAGATAGCCGCCAACAACAATATGGATATGGAAAATCGTATGTATGACGACCCGATATATAAGCGCAATGTGACGTTCGTGATATTGGCTGCTGTGAAGCGCGCGCTCGCCACACCGGCTGATATGCCGCCTGCCGACCAATGGTCACAGGCCGCAAGCCCATATTCGGAGAGTATGACATTCACGAACCCATCGAGTGATTTATTCTTTAAGAAGTCTGAACTGCAGCTGTTGGGTATGATGTCAATAAATGGCTCGCGCAAAATGGGCGTGATACGAGGAGCGCATGGATGAACTGGGGAGTAGTATACAAGGTAATATCACGAGCTAATAGCAAGTACCCGTTCTATGAGGGGAAGTTTAGCTATGCTGATTTGGAAACTAGCAAGATAGCGCGTAAGATTCCGAAGCAGCGCGTAGGCTGGGGTCGGCGCGCCGTAGAGATGCGCGCAAATAAGACGCACTTTGACCGGTTTGAGAACGACACGATCGGGCTGAATGAGGTATTTAATGAGCTGCGCGGTCCGGAAGCGTTTAATAAGCTGAAAGAGGATTTGTTGGTATGCGGCGTAGGATTCCTAGCGCTTGCTGGAGACCGCGTTATGCCGTTTAGTGCGCTTGAAGCTACCGGTACGTATGACTGGCGCGAGCAGAATCTGAAAGATGGCGTTGCCATATACCGTGAGTATACAAACATGAACCGCAATAGCGTGAATGCGCCTGATTCCTACGTGCAGTACAAGCCTGACGTGACGATATCTGTTGATGGAAATAGTGTTACTCAGACTGCCAACGTAACGGGACGCCCGCTAATGACGCTACTAACTTATCGGTCAACGGTGAAGCAGCCGTTCGGGCGGACGGTACTGTCTGCGCCGGCGCGCGACGCGATGATAGAAGCGAGCCGTACAGTACGACAGGCGACAATTGCCGGTTACCACTATAATGTGAAAGTTGATGTGATACTGGGTGCTGATTCTGAGACTGAAGTAGATACAATAAAATCGCAGACAGGCGACGTATTGAAGATAGGCGCGAATGATAATGGGCAGATACCGCAAATTGGGCAGTTCGCACAGCACGCTCTTGCGCCATTCAACGACAGCATACTGATCGCCGCGCGCAACTTCTGCACAGAAACGAAGCTAAACCTATCTAACCTCAACATATCAACAAGCGCCGCGCCAACATCGCCTGAGGAACTGGAGATTGTCGGAGACGACCTGCGCGATGATATTACTGAGTGGCAAAAAGAGGTGGGTGAGCAGCTGAAGCATTTCGCTGTAACCTTATGGATGAACAAGAACGGTGTCACAAAGTTAGACGCTAATTTGCAACAAAAGATAAACGTCATAAAAGTAGCATGGCTACCAATATTCAAGCCTGACGTAAGTAAGTTTGGCGACGGACTAAATAAGATTGCCGACAAAGCGCCTGCCATAGTAAGGCAACGGTCCATCTGGCGTAACCTGGGGCTAACAAGCCGCGAAATAGACGACGTTATCGCTAATATACCTGAAAGCGATGATAATAAAACAAGCTAAAAATCAATGTTGTAATAAAGTCAAACATTAGGTATAATAAAACTAACGTTTACTTTTTACGGAGGGAAATAAAAGGGTGATTCTATACACGAAAGACGCTGATGGCAACGAATCAGAGGTTAACGTAGACGACTTGTTTAAGGATCGCAAAGAGCGTTGGGTGAAGACGGAGACCGCTAAAATGCGGGAGGAAGTTGAAAAAACCTTGCGCGACGAGCTGACAACAAGTATCACGAAATCGACCGAAGACAAGGTGCGCAAAGAGTTCCAGACCAAGCTTGACGATGCAACCGCAAAGAACACGCAGCTGGAAACGACTATCCGCCAAAAGACCATTGCCGCTGAGTATGGCTTTAAGCCGGGCACTGAGAAATACCTCGGTGAGGGCACGGAGGAAGAGATGCGTAAAGAAGCTGATAACTTGAAAAATAGTTTCGGCACCGCTCCAAAAGCGCCTGAGAAGCAGACGGGTTCTGGCGTAAGCGAGACCCAGAAGCGCACGGGTATACAAGTCGATATATAAATCAACTCATCTCTTTGGAGGGTAAGACTATGGCAGTAACAGACCTGCATTCATTAGACATTTCTACGCCGTTAGATAGATTATTTTCCACCGGCGCAACAATCCCTGGCGCGGTGCTTTCGCTTGTGCCGGAGACGCCGCAAATCAACATCGGCGACAACAAACCGCTCGTCATTGAGGGTCGCGCTAAAGGGCAACTCGTACATGAGGGTGGTAAAAAGAAAGACACCAGCCGACCAATCAAGGCGCGTCCGTTTACGACGGTTAAGCTCGTGTACTCGCAGCGCGTAACAGACGAGTTCTTGCGCTGGGACGCTGCGCGCCAAGGCGACTTCGTGAGCCGTTTGGTGAACGACTGGGTCATGAAATCAATGCCGCGCGACATTGACACGGTCGTGCTGCACGGTGTCGATCCAAGCACTGGCACGGTTGACACGCAGTTGACTGATTACGTGCGTAAAACTGGCTCAAGTATTCTCGTTCCAAGCACGGGCACTACAGCCGATAAGATCGACGCGGACTTCGCTACAGCCGTCACAGAGCTGGAGGGGCAAAACATCACTGGTATCGCAATTTCCGGTAAAGCGGCGATGGCGCTGAGCACGGTGATGCAAGGCAGTGCGAAGAAGTACCCGGAACTTGGCGTTCTCGGCTTGACCGGCAACGTACTCGCTGGTCGGCAAGCGGCAAGCACGCCGGAAGTCGGACAGTACGGCGAAACGAAGCTCGTGATGGGCGACTGGTCGCAGCTATTGCTCGGATTCGCTGGTATGGCTGAATGGAAGACCATCGAATATGGCGATCCAGACAACAGCGGTACTGACCTACAAGGAAGCAACCAAGTGTGTATCCGCTTGGAAACGTTCTTCGGTCACCGTGTGTTGGATCCGAAAGCGCTCGCTGTCGTCTGCAAGAATGTGTGATGACACGAAATTAAGGGGCGTCATAAGCGCACCTATCAAGGTATTACATTAAGGAGACTAAGGTATGAATAACGATAAGACCAACATCTCGAAAGGCTTGCCGAAAGCCAGCGGTGCACTGTACTGGGCGCCGGCTGGTACGCCGCTGCCGACCGACGCGACGACCGCTCTGGATGCAAAGTACGTCAACCTGGGCTACGTCACAGAGGACGGCTTGACCGACACCACGGCGGAGGACGGCGACGACGTTAAAGCTTGGGGTAACGAGGTTGTTATGCACTCGCAGACCGGCTTCGCAAAGACGTTCAAATTCAATCTGCTTGAAGTGTCACGTGTTGCCGTGCTGCAGTTTATCTACGGCAAAGACAATGTGACGGTAGCGGCTGATAAGTCGGTTTCGTGGGACGAGACTGGCGAAGCGTTGCCGCGCGGCGTGTTGGTGATAGATACGCTCTATAGTAACGGCACAGAGCCACGGTTTAAGCGTGTTGTGGTAGGCGATGCGCAGTTTACCGACCGCAGCGGCGACTTGGCGCACAACAACAGCGATGCGCTATCGTATCCGGTTACTGTTACTGGGTATAAGTTCACCAGCGGTAATAAGACCGTCTACACAAAGACGTTCTTATCAAAGCCTGTGTAGGCACCGGCAGGTATAAAGGGGTTGCAGAAGCAGCGGCTTGAAATATAGCCGCTTTTCTGCTATTATAATACTACTAAACTATGAAAACTTCGGAGGGACAAATCATGGCAAAGACAGTCGAATTATGGGACGGATTCGCAGTGGAAGTGAACGAGCAACTGCTTGACGACTTTGACTTCATAGCCGACCTGAATGAAGCGACTCGCAACGACGACATTTCTACAATGGTAAGCATGTACATGGCTCTAATAGGCGGCGATGAGACCTACAAAGCTGTCCGCGAACATATTACGAAAGAGCAAGGTTATTTCTCGCAGAAAGCGCTACTTGACATTATGGGGAAGATTAACGACGTTTTCCCAAAAGCTGGCAATCGAGCGCAGAGGCGCTCGTGGAAGAATACGCGCTCGTAGAGGCAGACTTCCAGCAATATTACACGCTAGATTTATCAGAGCGTGCCAGGTGGGGTTTCCAACGCTACGCGCGGTTGTTTATCAATTTGCCAGTTGAGAGCCGTACGATCCGACATTACAGCCCCGCAGCCGCATGGACGTGGCAAGACGAGGTGCAGTCTCGTATACTGCATGAGATATCGGCGCTGATAGCGGTGACGATAAACATGAACCGCAAACCTGGCAGCCCGCCTATAAAGCCGGACAAACAATTCCAGCCTGAGGCGGTAGAGGAGGCGAAGAAAGTTTACGATAAAGAACGCCGCGCAAGCAGTCAATACACCAAAGAGGATATGAAAGCGATACGGGAGTTTTGGGAGAGGAGAAATAAGAGCACCAACTAGCTATTTATCAAGCAAGCGGCCGAGCGCTTTTGCCACCTCGTTATCACTGAAATTGATGTTGGATTTGCGCTTAATTTGAAGCCGCAAGGCTTTCACGACTTCCGGTGATAAGACTGCCTTGCGAATATTGTCGTCTGTGAGCGCGTCAAAACGCCGCCAGTAGACATCAAGTTCGCCTTTGAGAATAGCACGCTTTGTGAGGTACGCTAGGTGGCGCGACGCGGTTCTAATAGTGCTGAGGTTGGTAAGGTCATATGAGAATATGCGCTGTGAGCGTATAGGCTTTTCGAAGATAACACGATACAGTTCAATGCTACGACCATTCGTGAGGATAACCCAATCAACACCCTCATTTGCGGCGTAGTCTACTGCCTGCTTGAGGTGCCGTTCATTAAGGTCGATAGACGTTGCTTTAACTTCCACAATGAAATGGATCTTCTTATTAAGCTGAATGACGTAGTCGGCGTATGTACCGCGTATCATATGCTCTGTTTTAATCTCGTCAATAAGCGTGTAGCCAAGTACGGTATTGAGCAGGCTGTTTACCATGAGTCTCGCCGTTGATTCATCGGCATTGAGGTTCTCTTTTTTGGTAAGATACTGCTTGCGATATTCGCGCAATAGTTTCTCGCATGCTTTTTCTTGATTTACGGTTACCATTCCATACTCCTTATGATTCGTTCATGCTATATAGTTCAAAGCCCTCATTATAACCATGCTATATAAAATATGTCAAACATGAGCGGAAATAAAAGGAGGCGTGTTATAATTTGGCTATACTAAAAGTAACCGTGAGAGAGTTGATATGCAATGGATTTTGCTACTTATAATACTTTGTGTTATAGCTTATTTTATTCCTGATCGAAAAGACAAAAATGTAGAGGATCGGATATATACTATTCCGGATGGAGACGAAAAAATTCAGGTGCTCGGTAGTGAGTATAGACCGGCGCGCAGAAATTATAAGCAATTAAGAGAAGAGCATGGTGATACTTTTATGATCGCCTTTGCGCCGCCATCCGACTATCAGTTAGCGCGCGGTTGGCCGCGCGAACCATTTTTGAACGTCGTAAGAGTTGGAGAGAGGTTGTCCAGAAAAGATAATTGGATGGGGTATGTAACTCCAGAAGCCGGCATTGACATTCCAGCCATATATGACCATCATAGGGGGCTTATCCGTGCAGTTGCGGTGCTAGAGGGGCGTAAGAGATCTCCTGATATGTACATAAAATGCTCGAAAGACATGGGTGCACGCATTTATATACAGCATGACGAAAAACAGGTATCGGCACTGGACAAGTTGTCGCGAAAATACAACAGGATTAGTGTTGTATTTGTTAAAAATGAAAGCGAAAGCGGCATCTATGAAGCGTGTGCCGGAAAACATTCGCTTGGTACGGTAAAGGCTACTGCGTGGATTGAAAAGATAGTTGGTGATGGTTCGTATAAGGCGCAAATATTGTTGAGATATTGGAATGAATCTGGACACAACAAGCACTATAGCGCTGTTGACGTATTTAAGCTTTAGCATATGCTATACTTTAGGCATGGCTGAAGTTGAATTCCTTTTAGACAGAACTGGCGGCGAGATAGTGTTGAGGAGTGACGACCTCGTAGTTTTAGAGCATACAGCAGTTAGCGGCATAATGGCTACTATATCGTCACAATTCTTCCATGAGTTCGGTTTTGAGGGAAAATTTGAAGTGAAGGACTGGACTACTAATCGCGTGCATACCATCGTTAAAGGTGCTGATAGGCGCACAACAGCAGCGCTAAAGACGCGTCCTGGCTGGCTCGCTACGTTCATGGATAATCTAAAAATATGATATAATATACCTTATAAACACGCTACGCGCGCGGTCATAGTGCGGATAATCTAAACGGATATTTCTCACTATGGCGACTTCTATTGGTACAGCATGGATTCAAATTAAACCCTCGCTTAGAGGTGTATCTAATGACATTAAAGCTGCACTTGGTGATTCTGGCAGAGGCGCGTCTGACAGATTCGGGAAGAACTTTAAGAGCAGTTTCTTAGCCGCCTCGAAGGCATCATTTCAGGATGCATTTTCAGAATTTGGCGCGCGCAGCGACGCAGCGTTTTCGCAATTCAAAACGCTTGCTATGAGTGCCGGCGCGGCGCTCGGTGGCGCATTGACATACGCCGTGAAGCAGTTTGCAGACCGCGAGCAATTGGTGGGCGGTATTGAGACGCTATTTGGCGCCGGTGGAGCCTCGGTAGAAGAGTACGCAAAGAAAGTTGGTAAGTCGGTAGAACAGGCACGCGGTGACTACAACAAACTCATGTCGTCGCAGAATATGGTGCTGGAAAATTCCAAAAAAGCGTACCAGACAGCACAGTTATCAGCGAACGAATACATGGAGACGGCTACGAGCTTTAGCGCAAGCCTGCTCCAAGGACTTGGCGGCGATACCGTTCAGGCGGCGAAGATCGCAGACTTGGCTATTATTGACATGGCAGACAACGCCAACAAGATGGGCACAAGTATGCAATCAATCCAATGGGCGTACCAGGGATTTGCAAAGCAAAACTATACCATGCTAGACAACCTGAAGCTTGGTTATGGTGGTACAGCCAGCGAGATGGCGCGCCTTATCAACGATACTGGTGTGATGGGCAAGGGTTTTAAGGCGACAGCTGAGAACATGAAAGAAGTGCCGTTCAACAAGGTTATTGAGGGTATTCATAAGGTCCAAGAGAAGATGGGCATCACCGGTACGTCCGCTAAGGAAGCGTCGCAGACAATCTCTGGTAGCTTCAATATGGCGAAAGCCGCCTTCAACAACATGATCGTATCAATGGGAGATCCAGAGGGCGATTTCAAGGCGGAGATGAACAAGTTCTTAGAAGCCGCAAAGACATTTCTTGGTAACCTAAAGCCAGTGATTAAAAATATCGCCGGCACAGTGTTTGACGAAATAAAAGAGCAGTCACCGGAGCTTGCAAACGACATCAAAATGGTCGCAGACACAATGCGCGGTATGCTGAAATTTGTAAGCGAACATAAAGAGCTTGTACTGACTATTGGAAAAGCTGTTTTAGCATACAAAGCACTTCAGGTAGCCGTCGGCGGCACGCGGTCCGCTATGTCGACGTTATCGCCATTTTACAAGTTATTTAGGGGTACAATCCAGGGAGCTATCGGCGGCGGACAAACACTAATAGATAAAATAAAAACATGGGGCACGGCAAAAAAAGAAGTTGACAACACTACAAAAAGCTTTGATGGATTTAACAAGACCGTAGAGCGTACGCCCAAAACATTCTCATTCGGCGAGTCGTTCAAAGACTTCTTCAAGAATATCGGGCAGGTATTGTCCGGCGCACTTGATATGATACTCCAGCCATTAAAGACACTGGCGCAGGGCGCTACAGATATATTCAAGACAGTCCTTAAAGGTGCAGGGGAGGGGCTAGCCGGCATGCTAAAAGCGCTTGCTAACCCACAGCTATTGCTTGGTGCTGTGGTGCTCGCAGCTGGTGCCGGTGCTATCGCACTAGCAATATGGGCTATCGGAAGCGCTATCGGCGCAGTATCGCCTGCGCTTGGAGACTTTCTAAACACAGTGATTATACCGCTTGGCACGTTCCTGCTGGGCGTGTTGGTGATAGCACTCACTACCATAACTGTTCTGACTATTCGCTTAACAAACGAAGCCGTGATACCACTCGTAAACGCTGTAAGTGGCGGATTAACGCAGGCGTTTAACTCTATCGGCGGTGTGATAACTTCTGCCGGCAATGCAATCAGCAGTGTTGTGAATAGCATAACCGGCGGTATAGCTAACGTGATAAACTCAGTAGCCAACCTGCTGCGCAGTGTGGGCGGGCAAGATTGGTATGGCACAGGCTATGGCATTACGCGTAACTTCAGCGCCGGTATCATAGACGGATTGGTAGACTTACTGCAAGATTCATTGAATAATATCATCAACGCTATTCTAGGCGCTCCTGGCGTAGGCAACGCCCTGAAAGCCGCCGGCGTGAAGAATAGCCCGATAAACTTGCGTGGATTCAGGCTCGGCAGGCGCGCGCAGGGAGGCGCAGTGTTCGGTCCTGGCAGCGATACGAGCGACTCAATTCCGATGGCGTTATCAAACGGCGAGTACGTGATACGCGCGGCGGCAGCGCGTAAAATCGGCTATAAGAACCTTGATAGCCTGAACGCCACAGGAGACATGAGCAAACCGTCGCAGGTGATTGTAAATATCAATGGCTACAACAAAGACCCAGAGGTACTTGCTGATGAAATCAGTAAAAAGATAGCCTTAAAACGCAGGAGGGTGATCGGATGAACAAGTTCAAGATATGGAAGCTGATACGCGACGATGGCGAGACATTCGTTATTGATGAAAAGGAGATATACCTAGCGCAAGATAATAGCATACTCGCAATGCCTGAAATCGATACTTCTGAGGTAGAATATACCGAAGTGGATGGCGGTGAGATGGTAGGTCAGCGCCTGCATTCGTTAACACAGACCATCAATGGTATCATGTTGCCAAATACAGAAGGAGCGTACCTAGAGTTAGTAACGAAGCTAATCAACTTTTTTAAGATAAACCACACGTACACTATTCTGTACAGAACAAAAACAGGCAAGCTGTTCACTCGGAGGGATGCATGGATATCTGACGGCTTGCAGGTCACGCCTATCGCTAACGAGGACTACCTGACATTTACCTGCAGCCTTAAAGTGCCGCGTAGATTCATGTATGAATACGCTGATGACGGTAATGGTAATGAAATGTATAGCAATAGCGTCACGCTGCCGTTATTAACGGCAGCGTCTGGCGGACGCGTATGGGACGCCGTCGGGTCGGTGTACGATAACGTAGGGGCGGTATACGAAGAGGGTAATGGTGGTGTAAAAAATATCATAGTTAATACAAGCGTGCGTGTTTATCCAGCATGGACAGTAAAAGGTCCTTGCAATAATCCTCAACTGCAAAACAATACGACAGATACGGTAGCAAGATATAGTGGATTTATTGCAAGTGGACAAGTGTTGGTAGTAAACTTCGAAACCAATGAAGCGCACATTGACACATTACTCGTGTCGCGCAACGTAACTGGACAAGTGTACTTAAATCCTGGTATAAATACCGTTGGGTTTAATTCTGAGGGCGGTGATACGAAAGAAAGTACGATAGAGTGGAGGAACATCTACTAATGAAGATATTACTATATCTCGATAGAGTGCTAATAGCTGACGTGAACACGATTGCCAAGAACCGCAAACTAGAAGAGTCCTTGAAGAGTGAACAAACGTCTGCTACAAGCGACCAATTTTCGTTTGAAATGAACTGGCTGCAGTTTAAGCGTCTTGCAGAAAAGCGATTCGATGAAGACCCGATGAGTCTACTTCGTATAGGTAAGACGCGTGTGGTATTTATGGTGGACGATTATATACGGTTTTCAGGCTGGTTGGCGGTCCGTCCAGCAAGAAGCGATGCTGGTATGCACCAAACATTATCATTGACATTCTATGAACATTTCGCACGGCTATCAGGCGACCTAGTATGCGACCCGAGCAACAAAATGTCGCCAATACGGCGGTTTACCGATCGCCCAGCACACCTTTTCGTACAAGACTTAATAAACGAGTTTCTGGCGCGCGCTAGAGCCGCTGGCGAGCAATTAAACTGGACGTACGGTATCGTGAACAAGCTGTCCGGCAAGACGTTTGAGTACAAGGACTTCCAAACAATCAGCAAGGCGCTATGCGACGCTATGAACAATGTTGAGGGCGCCGGCAAGTTTGATGTAGTGATACGCACCGATCCTGATAATCACAACCACCAAATTATCGACATATTAAAACCGCGCGGCACTGATACAAACTTTATCATCAGATATCCAGGTGACGGCGTATACGCCCTATGGGCAAGCGGCTACGAGTATGAGGAATCTAACGAATATGCGAGCGAAGTGCTGGTGAGCGGTAACGGCGAGGTAGGTAATCCTGCGACCGGCGAGAATACCGCACAGCTTGGCGGTGCAGCGGACGTGAACGCTGTCGCAGAGTACTGTTATTGGCGTACGTATACGATGCAATCCAACTTAACTACCGCACTTGCCGTACAAGCCTATGCCGATAAAGCGCTGGCGGCTGCGACGTTTGAGAAGCTAACGCCGAAGTTGAAGCTACAGGGATTGCCTATACGATGGGGTGATACTAGTACAGGGCTATCAATCGGTGACACGTTCTACCTAAAAGACGAAGCCGATGACGGCGCTGATGAGTCTGGGCGCATGCGTATAACTGCTATGAGCACTGAATATGACAATAATGGCGTAGCAACTGTCCAGCCGACACTAAAGCGGGTAGGCTATGCTTGAGCAGCGCCTACTAGAGCTTGAGAACGAACTCCGCGCCAGGAAAGCCGCCTCCTCGCTGAATTACGGTGCACTCCAGAAAGGCGACACACCAACTGCGCGCTGGGATGGGCACGTGCGAAACCCCACAGGCAATCAAACACTTGCCGCACGATTTGTTGTAACATTTACACGCACAGACGGAATAAATTTAGCGCCTTACGTTAACTTCGCCTACGACTATGCTCTTGGGCGATATTATTATGACGACCAAATAGCTGCCGGTGTCTATGTTAGTGTGTCTGGACGAGACTTGCGTGCTATGGACGAACATGAATTCATTGACGGTGTCTATGCTGTAGGGAATAATTATGTGCAATGGCGAATTGATTTCGGTGCTACAGGACAGTGGTTTTATATGAGCTCTGATGGTACTGACATGCACTTGACAGTTCAAGCAATATCAACCGTACCAGGAATATTGAGAATAGAGAGAGTAATATGACACAGACCGAACAGTGGCTTGACAAAATAGAGAACGAACTCCGCGCCCAGAAAGCCGCCTATGAACGCTCAGCGACCACGCTGCCGGTTTATTCGAAACAGGCAAGCATAACGACAACGCCTAACGCTTTAACAATAACGCTGCCCGATGGAACAACATTTACCGCTAATGACGACGTCCGGATCGTCGTTACATACCGCACGAACTACGATAAGCCGGTAAATGCGACGGTAGAGGTTGGCGCGAGTACGTCAGCATTACCAACCGTACGGCGTATACCATACAACGCTGGTGCGCGTTGGGTAGTACTTGTAATGGAGGCTGGTATTCATGTTAATGTTATGGTTCATGCGACAATGGATGGCGCGCTCACGCTAGAGGAGGCGCATACATGACGACTGAGCAACGAGTAATAGCGATAGAGAACGAACTCCGCGCCAGGAAAGCACAGTACCCGATATCCGGTTCGCTCGTTAAGATGGAATGTCAGAGCACGTCAATCACGCTCTACCAGAAAGGTAATAATGATTTGGCAAAAGTGAGGATAAAGTTTACGCCCAACAATGCGAATAGCTACACATTAACGGCGCTTTATGCGGAAGTGTATGAGCTATATGGTGCCTCTCGTTGGCTGTACCCTCGCACAACATCAATACTAGAACCGCAGTCTGGCGACGGTTCAGTAATTGTTAATGTATCCATATCGACACATTACGATCCGTTTGATTATGAAGTAAAAGTTACAAGCTTCTCTCCCTCTCCTGGGACATTCACGATATTGTAATTTCATGATATAATATAGCTAAGTTTACGTTTACGCGGACGGTAGAAACGCGGTCACTGGCAACTAACAATTGGAGAACGTGATCGTGACTAATCCTGACAATATCGTCCGTATGGGAACACGCCTAGGTGGGCGCGGAAGTATACAAGAAGAGAACGCGTGGGCACAAGTTTACTCGCCAGGTGTCCTCGCTGGGGTCGGTGCAAAGCAAAATCCTAATCCTGGCATGACGGTATTGGTGGGCGGTACGACAACGAGCCCAGACGTCGTCATTGCAACGGGTCCAACCGGTTATAGAGTCACTCTTGATGTTATTGGGCAGAAAATAATCAACGTAGCAGCTCCTGCCACAAACTCCCGTATCACAAGCATCGTAGCGTATACCGATGCGCTGACAGTCCAATCAACCGAGGCGACTGTAACCGGTAGTCCGAAAACATGTGGGTTAATAGTAGTAAATGGTGTGGCGAGCGCAAATCCGCAGCCACCAACCGACACGCAAATCCGCCAGGCTATTACTAGCGATGGTGCTACTGGTACGCAGGCATATTATGGTGTTATAGCAAATATCAAAATTGATGCGAATACGACAACGATTACCGACGGCTTGATTACAAATGTACGATCTAATGTTTCGTACGGACTTGACAAAAAAGCGTCATTGTCTGTTTATAAATCAGTAACGACAGGCTTTAATCTTGGCGACAGCGTTGTGATCTTTGACAAAAAAGATTATGACGACCTCGACATGTATAGCACCACTTCCGGTAATGTTACTATTCCGCTGGACGGTAAGTACCACATTAATACACAAGTTGGTGTGGGCTCGGCTGGTATCACAGGAATGGCACATTGCCATGTATTGAAAAACGGCGAAGTAATCCGTATGAGTCAAAAAGATATCGGCTCTGGAAGTGAAGCCAAGCTATTGCGCCTTAGCTTATCATTTTACGAAATGCTTAAGAAAGGCGACGTTTTGTCGGTCCATATTTGGTGCAGTGAATCGCGTAACATTGACGGCGATAGGAAATTCACGTTCCTACAGATCGAGATGGTTGGAGTGTAGGAGCAATGCCAATGCAAGAACAAATCAACAAGTTCATGCTTGAACAAGCCGAAAAGAACGGTGTTATGCAAGCAGACATTGCGCATATTAAAGCCGCCGTCGATGATATTCAAGACGCTATTAAGTCTATCTCGGTCGTACCGCGCAATGAATATGATACAACCATTAAAGCTATTGAAAGCATTCACCAAGACCATGAGCACCGTATCTCTACGCTGGAGAGTAAAGAGATGCTGCGCGAACAAAGTGTGTGGACGAAGCTTAAAGTGGCTTTTGAGACGCGCACTATTAGTGTAATTATCGCCGGCGCGCTCGCAATAGGAGGCTACGTAATGGCAGAATATTACGCTAATCACTTCGTTAATCATGTAGATAGTCAAAGCAAGGAGGGCAAAAAATAATGGCAACCAACCCAAACGCAGACGATTATGCAGCACGCCGTCTTGGCATGTTCTTTCCAGGCAGTTCCAATGGAACGATGGATGACGGAGACCTCACAGGTCAATGCGTCAGTCTTGTTAAGTGGTTTGGCGCAGAGATGTGCCAGCTACCTAATCCTGGAGCAGCGAGGGGAAATGCAAAGGACTTCGGCAACACATTAGTTAATCAAGGACTAGCCTACGAAGTCGCCCCTAACCAACGCCAGCAAGGCGACATTGTCGTCTGGCCGCTAGATGGCGGCGGATACGGGCACATCGGGGTTTGTCTTTCTGGCGACCGCGTATTTGAGCAGAACGTCGCGTTGCCAGGCTCTAGTACCCGCGTCGTAGCCGGCAACACCGTCTACTCATCGCGTATAGACCCGTTTCATGCTAACTGGCGGCGGGGCGGTGTGCGAGTTTATCGCATGAGGAACTACGTAGGTAACCGACCTGCTGTATCAGATGAGCAGATTAAACAAGCCTACCGCGAAGTATTAGAGCGCGAAGCCGATGAGGGCGGCATCAACCACTATCGTTCACAGGCAGCCAAAGGCTGGAGTATCGACCAAATCCGTAGCGACCTCATGAATAGCAACGAACGCAGGGCACTTGAAGCTAGTAAAGCCCAGGCAGCTCAGGCGGCAGCAGCGCAGAAAGACGCTGAAATCACCTCGGCGATTAAACAAGCTTATCGCGATATCTTAGAGCGTGACGCGGACGACGGCGGTATAGCCCATTACAAATCGCAAGTAACTAAAGGCTGGACGATAGACCAGGTACGGCAAGACTTACTAAACTCAAACGAGCATACGCAATTGATATCAGGTAAGCAAGCCGAAGCAGAACGACGCGCTCAAGAAGCCGAAGCACGCCGCGAAGCAGCTGAGAAAGCTCGGGCTGCTGAAGCTGAAGCAAAAGCTAGGCAAGAAGCCGAAAACAAAGCCAAAGAGCTAGAGGAAGCCAAAAAACGCGCTGAGGAAGACGCTAAAAAGGCGAATAACACAGGTCAATCATCAAAAAACCAGTCATTAACGCAGGAGGACAAGAAAATGACAGAAAAACCAGCACCAGCAGCAGGATTTACAAAAGAACAATTAGAAAGCCTACAGTCTACGACATCAGACATTGCTGAGGCTGTAGCTGGCAGCGAGGACGCACAGAACATTGTGAAGTCTATACCGCAGAGCGTAAAGGTCGGTGTTTATATTACCGGCGACTTGCTCATTTTACTTGGTATGATCGTGTCTAAGCTGGTCATTGCCTTTAGCATTCCATTTACGGCAGCACAGACAGACGCGCTTGGCAGCGCATTGATAATCGCTGGGACATTTATGCTTGTTATGTTTGGGCTTTATAAGAGTGGGAGGAAGAAGCAGTAATGTACGAGCAGCTAGCATTTGATAGCGTACCGAAACCGGACGAGGAGCAATCTCTCGCCGCTCAGTGGCAGCACGCCAAGGAAATGCAGGAATACTGGCGCGAGGTACAGCTAGAGCTGGAAGATAGGCACTTTAAGATGAATGCCGGTAAGCTTGCGCTAGAAGCTATCGCATTAGGAGTAGAACAATGACACCCGAATTAAAACTAAAGCGCGGCGATACCGCTGTCCACTTCGTTAAAGTCCCGCTTGCTTTGTACCAAGCCGGTATGAACGTCTATTTCATGGTGAAGCCGGAAGCCGATGATGACGACAAAGACACCAAAGCTGTCATATCTAAGCATCTTGCAGATAGCGATATCATCACCAAAGACGCCACGAGCGTGAAGTATAAGCTTTCATTCACACCGGATGATACTAATAAAATCATGTTCGACGGCGAAAAGAAGCAGGTCTTTTCTGGTGAGTTTGAATTTCGTAAAGACGACCAAGTATTCACATACCCGTCAGGCGATAAGTTTATTAAAGTAACCGTCTACCCAGACGTAAGGAGGGGATTATAATGTTAAACGATGCATTACCCCAAGTCACCTTTGAAATAGGCGCTTGGGCGGTTGGAGATAAGGGAGAAAAAGGAGACACCGGTCCACAGGGTATCCAAGGTATACAAGGCGAACGCGGTCCAAAAGGAGACCGCGGCGAACAAGGGCTTAAGGGAGACACGGGTCCGGTTGGTCCCAAGGGCGATAAGGGTGAACCTGGCAAGGACGGTATCACCCAAGATGTCTCTGGCAAAGCTGACAAGAGCGGTGATACGTTCACTGGTGATATCGCCATTAGTAAAGAGAGCCCATCGCTTTCCTTAGCAGCAAAAAACGCTAACACGTACACCATCGCGGCAAACACTATCGGCAGGCTCAGCGTTAACAACACGACGAAAAGCACGACACCGATCGTTATTGAGGGCGATGCCCCTAACGAGGCGATAAAGGTCGGCTCTGGCACGATAAAAGCCAAACGCACCATAAGCGTTGAGTCGGACGTCGGCGTATTAGGATTCAGACAGATTAGAGGTGTAACTGATATGTCGTTCGGTATCGGTGGAGGCAATGAGTTCTTAGTTTGGAACAACAAGACCAACAAGAATGTCATTCGGCTCGCCCCTGACCTCTCGTACGTGAAGATTGGCGATGTTGGGCATTTCTACGGCACTGGACAGCCCAACGGCAAAATAGCCGCACCAGTTGGCTCAACCTACACCGACACAGCCGTAACCTGCGGCGCAGCGAAGTGGGTTAAGATGTGGGGTACTGGTAATACCGGCTGGACGGTTCTCTACGGTGATACGGGGTGGCGAGATATCAAATCGCTGCTCGACCCATTCTGGGATAGCACCAGCAATCTGCAACTCCGACGTATCAATAAGACAGTGTACTTACGCTCAAGCAGATTAAAGGTTGGCGATAACCCAACCGGTGCGCGTTCTGCGCTTAAAACGCTATTTCCTGACAAAAACGGCATGCCGCTCGGCTTTAGAAATGCTGGTTGGGGCACGGGTCATACACTCGTCAATATTGGCGGTGTTCAGCTTGGTGCAATCTACTCGTCCCGAGACGCGCATGACTTTTCTATCCGCGGCGTCCCTGGTACAGGCAACTGGACGAAAGGCGATTCGTGTTCATTCAACCTGTCATACGTCACTGAGAACGACTGGCCAACGGTACTACCTGGGGGGGGGTGAGTAATTAACCGTGAAACACTAAATTAACGAAAGGAGCTATATGGATTACAAAACTTTAACTGAAGAACAATTACAAGAACAACTGCAACAACAAGTACAGGTTATATAGTTCATGCTACTCACAATAATTAAATTTGAAAAAAGTGTTGACACGGTATAAATAGTTTGATATTGTAAGGATACAATTTACTGATTGGCGACCTCACTGGGTAACACCAGAGAGGTTTGTTTTTATATAAACAAAAATAACCCTCTGAATCGTTAAATCTACTAAATTCTGTCAATAAGATTAGTGGATTTTACAACATATTCTTATGGTCAGTCCTCTGTTCTGACCAGAAAAATAAAGCAGAAAGGATAACTTTGTAGGCTGAGCTTCAAGTGCTGGCACTGCCACCCCGCAACCAGCGACCTGCTCAGTCTATAAAGAATTGCCAAACACATCGTACTGTATGGAGAGCAGTACGCTCAAGGGGAGTACGATTGCATGGCTAAGAATATTTTGGAGGGTTTATAGTCTCTGCCCGTAGGGTATAGCAGGGATAGGGGGAGCTAATGGTTAAAAAAATGGTAATAGGAGGTGAGATGTATTAAATCTAAGCGGAGGGTGAAGGAGTTTCC